ATATTACCGCCCCTTTTGCTGACCGGTTGGGTTAATCTGAACAGAAAACCCTGGTGACGAGCCAACATTTACTGGAGACCCTGCTGAATTAACCTGCTTCGTAGTGACCGTAGCCGTTGTAGGACTGCTGTTGGTTTGCGTAGAAACAGGGGTTCCAGGAATGGTTTGGCTACCCGTTAACATTGGCATCCGGCTCTGTCCCCAATACGGGTTGAACGGACTGTTGGGGTCAGAAGGATTACCACCACCCGCTAAATAGGACAAAATCTGATTGTCCATATAATTACGGTAGTGAGTACCTTCCGATGTGCCTTGTTCTCCGGTATTTTTTGCAATAGCCGCTCTAGTAGCAGACGGGGCTGTGTATAGCTGGCTTTGATAATCTGTAAGAGCTTTGCCAAACCCCATACCCTGATTCATACCATACAACCAGTCATTTCCTACACCGCCCATCAAGGCTAGAAAGTTATTAGAACCGCCAAAACCTCCATTACCATTCATTGCGTAGTTAGACATATTTCACTCCTTTTTGTGGGTCAAAATTGTTGTTCATCAAAAACCCCCCATAAGGCTTAATGTGTTGAATCTGTTCGGATAAATTTTATCTCGAAAATCATCTACCAAAATACCCTCGTTTCCGCCCAACCCTAGCGAGTACGCTAAAGCGTTAATGTCGTCTTGTGACACTTGTGGCTGTGAACCACCTAGCATATTCTGTGCCAACGCATAACCTGAGTCTGCACCGGTAGGGGCTTCCATACCAACCAGTTCATATGGGTCTTCCAAAGGTGGTACGCCCATTTGCCCCATAAGACGTTCATCGTCGCCCATATACCCTGCCATCAAAACTGGGTCGTCTGGGTATGGCATATCATTAGGATAACCTTGTTGCGTCAAACCCATCATTTGTTCTAATGAATTCATTTTTTCTCCACACACTTACAAGAACCAATATAATTAGCCACAGTTTTCTTGTCAAACTGTACAGATACTGTGGCGTTTGTTTTTTCAACACGTTGTGAACCACACGTGTTAGGTGTCCAGCATTGTACTGGTACTGCGGTTGTTTCACTCATAAATCTCCTCTATATGTCTGAAATAGTTGAGCCTAGATAGGGATGGCTATATTGCCACCTCAGCTACCGCATTTGTTCTCTCCACTGTCTTGACCTAGCCACATAGATAATACTACCGCAATTAATGCTCCTAAGCTAGATAAAGAGCTTGATAATTTGTCAGCCGTTTTGCGATAACTGTCCGCCAACCACGCATAGTTTTTACCGGCACTCGAAAGGAAATCTCCGCCCAGTTTAGTAAGGTCGAAGTAGTTGCCATTGTGTGCGGTATAACGTGCTTGCTGGATCCCAATTCCTGTTTTGTCAAACGCTGTGGACGAATTGAGACGGTTATTGCGATGTTGTTCCATAACTTCAGCCGTTTTAAACACCAACTGTTCGTTAATTTGCCACGCACGTGAACGCTCATCTTCTCTAGCCTTGTACAACGCACTAACTGTCGTTGCGACCGCTGTTGTCGCTAGAGCAGTCTCAATCCCGCAACATTGACGGACAGAGTAACGGTTCAAGTTCTTGCACATTTCAGCACGAGCTTTTTTCGTCTGTCCAGCAACATCCGCCAAAATACGAGCTTTAATTCCGTCATAGTCTGGGGTATATCCACAGGTAGCGAACTTGCACATCATCTCATGAAGCGTATCGTTACAGTCATCCAACTGTTGCGCACGAGCTAACTCGGCATCTCGCTGACCGATATTCCAGTCGTACTGATTGGCTAAATCCGTGTCAGCCTCGTCTGCCAATGTTCTCTCTTTCGGGGCTAAATCCCAAAGCTCAACACCTTTTGCATGTAACTGCTGGTTTATCTTCCTCCATTCGTTTTCAGCATCTTTGGCTTTATTGATTAGCCCATCGTCAGCAAACTTACCCAGTAATGAACCAAGCAATGAACCAATCGCTATCCACTTACCATCATCAAGTTTTGGTTGACGTGGGTATTGGATTATGTGGTTGGCATTTACCTGCGTAGCCCCTACACCGCTTGCCGTACCTGATTCGACATTAGCTTGGTTCACACCACAGGCTGACGCACAGGCAGATTGTGCTCCGTTGGTAACGGGTGAATCAGCCGCACCAGCTTGACTGCTATCTACTTTGTCTACCATTACCTGCTCCCTAACAGGCTTTCTCTCGATGCCTGTAAATGAATTTCTTCTATTCTAAGAGATCCTATCACCCTGACCGCCCAATCTATCGCTTTGTACTTTCTCGGTAACAAAAACGGTTTTGTTGAGCTAACAGTTCTGCGATAATACTCTTTCCCATCTGCGTAGATAATTATCTCCACGCTAGGACGACATCCAACTAAATATGAATAGTGTTGCTGAAACTCTTTATTGACAAGGAAAAAATTACTAATGTCACCACTAGGGAACTTGCGTTTCCATTCGTCAAATTTCAATTTAGCCTCTGCATGTCCTTTTGGCATTATATTATCAAAATCTGGAGAAATAATCTTGCAGGCGACAGGTCTCCACATCCCTGCTTCCACTTCGGTATGCGTCTTCCAATCATAAACAGCTACGTCGCCCTTGCCCCACTCATAAATATGTTCGTTTTTGAACACTAAGAAAGGACTTATCTCGTCAGTGAACCCCATATCAACTACAACGTTATGTGTGACAAACTCACCTTCTCGTCGTTTATCACTACCGAACTGGAATATAAACCCGCCTTCACTATTGAATCCAAAGATGCGGTCGTCGTGGTAAGTTAAACGAATATATCTAGGGACAAATTTTTCCCACTCATGCTCTGTCATCAAGTGACCTGTTAAAAGTTCTTCGCCTTTCTGACTGATGGCAACCAACCCTTGTTGGCTAGAGTAAATAATCTCGCTCTCTCCGTGACACGCTGTGTTGTCGTAGCACTTGTACCGTTGCTGAATTTCCGCTATGTTTATTTGATTAGGTTGGCTAGCCATAATCATATAATGCAGTCCATGCGTAATTGCAATGAGGTCGTAATGGTTCTCGCCTTCGACACGTGTCGTTATTTCATACATACCCTGAATTGAATATCGCAATCTGTATTCGTTGTTCAGGTCGTAAGCGTGAGGGAAGTTATACTCCGATACCCAGAAATGTCTGTTGCTCCACACAACTGTCAAATTATCTCCGACTGTAGCAACACCTTCTAAACAATCAGGTGGGCAATCGTGGTTCTCGGTAGATAGCTCACACGCCCAGTCACAAGGGCAATTTGTGTCGTAGAATTCTGTTTGCCCTACAGGAGTTTCGCCTACTTTCAGCCAGTGAGCGTTCTCCTCGTTATCAGTAACTGCTCTATACCATCTACGGATAACCGCATTATCCGGCACATTTTTATCTTCTACCTTAACATGAACTGCGTCGCCCCATGTGATGTCCATTACTTCACTTGGTTTTGAATGAGCACTTTCTTCGCCACACGCATTTACATACGTAAACAAATATGCAACTGGCACTGGCGGGTGTTCTACGTTGTCACATGTGCTGTAAGGGGCACAGATGTATGGTATTTCTGTTCGCTCGCAACCGGCTTTGTCTATGACTTCCGTCGTGATAACAGCGTCTTTCGGACGACAAATTCCCACTTTTATTGGACATTGCCCACTCAGAATTCTCTCCGCTGATTGTCGCCACAATACACCGTCATCCACGAATAAAAACGTTGTATCGCCTAACTTTTTAGTCCAATCCACTGCTGTGAATACTTTTTTGTCCCACGCTACATACACAGAACCTGCTCTGTGAACAGTAGCAGGTTTGCCTGTGAAAACTTCGCCACACTGGGTCATGAGTTTCTCGCCCGTGTCACGAGGTAGTTTAATGGGACGCAAGTGATTTCCGTACAAGTCCAAATTTTCTGCGATTTCGGCATTGCCCGCCGGTAGAGACTTTCTACCTAGCTTAGGAATCAACCCACTAAACTTTGTAACTCTCATTAGTTGCTTCTCCCGATACCCACTAATTTATCGCCTTGTTTGATAAGAATCAGTACCTGACCAGATATAGCTGGCTTAGTGAACGTCACCATACCGTCTCCCCCTGTGGTGTATGGACCAAATGTCATTCCAGCCAAGCTAGGGGACGAAAGCGTCACAGTGGTATTTGGTATACCGAAGATAATAGATTGTGTGCTGACTTCAGTGTACTGGAAACTATATCCTACTGGTCCCGTATCACCTTTCGCACCTGTATCGCCTTTCGCACCTGTATCGCCTTTGTCTCCTTTCAATGACGATACGTCCACTGTTACTGACCCGTTGTTCGTCATAATGACCGTTGCTGTTGTTCCGTTTACAGTGATCGCTTGTATTCCAGCACCGTCATCGCCTTTCGGACCTTCGTCACCTTTATCACCTTTCGGTCCAGGTTGACCTGGTACTCCTTTCGCTTGTGGCAATGTTCCCGCTGGGCGAGTAGTGCCGTCCGTCAGAGTGTACATAAGTCGCCCATCCGCTGTAATAGAGAACGACGCTACACCCACCCCAGCGTCACCTTTCTCGCCTCGTTCGCCACGTAGACCACCTGTAACTGTACCAGTACCTGCGCCAGCACCTCCACCCACCATGCCTTCACTGCACCCACATCCGCCACAATCTGCCGCAAATAGTTCTTTGCAATCGACTGACAACGTTCTAGTACATGCGTCGTATTTCAACGGTGATAAAACATTGAAACCAATGCTATTGGCAACGTCTTGGATAACTCTAATATCGTTCCATAAATACGACACGTGCGTATTGGATAATATACACTGGCATTTGCTACTCGTCGTACGGTCTAAAATAAACGTGTCTTCTTCGATGCCTACCACTTTAGCCGTTTCACAGCAACCATTGCACCCAGCAATCTTCACATAGAAGTATTGCTTTCCAGAAATAGATGGGAAATGTTTAGCATGACCCACCATCAAGCGTAATCTGTTGCTGTCTTCGGACAAAGGATGCGAGGTAAAACCTACACCTGTGCGGTCGCATGAAAGAGGAACTAAATTAAGTTCGCAATTCATTGGCAGTCCTCTTTAGTCTGACAAATAAACTCTTTGAGTTGGATAGAGTTCCAATCTACTGCGACACATGCTCCTGCTGGTAAGTTTTTTCTGCCCTTACCCAACACGTCTCGCACAACCGGAACTTGGCCATTTTTCAGTGTCGTGTCCTTCACAAATTTAACCACTTCATAACGGTCTAAATAACGTAATGTAAGATACACATGGTCGCCTTCAGGGAGGTCGTTCAATGCGTTCATAGCTGTGTGCGTAACATACAGTGTATCGTCGGTCGTCTGAAGGTGTTTTAGTAAACTACCCTTAAAGCCATCTATAAACTTTAACATTTCTCGCTCCCATTAATTGACACGATATTACCGCACTCATTGACTTCAATTGCCGTGCCGCATTGTACGACGAACGTCTGCGGTGTAATGTTAGTACAGCCACTGACACAACTTTGGACAAACTCGCATAATTGAGCTGGGTTCCATTCCACACAAGCACACGCATTAATACCGAACCCTTGTGAGCTAGTATTGTCTTGAGCACGTTCTACGGTCAGCACATCGCCTTTTCGGGCAACGACTTTTACCACTTCTCTCACCCCACCATTGCGGATAGTCAAGTAAAAATGGTCATCTCCAGTCATATTGAACTTAGCGCCATCGCCCGATACTAATCTTATTAAAGTATCAGTTGCTGTAATTGAATTGGCAAGTTTTGTACACTTGCCCCAAAAATTAGTATTTAACATTTAGAACACCCCACATCACAGTCACCTGTTAACTCTGCGATATCTTCGTCATACTGCGGTATTGCGCAACAATCGTTTGTGTATGTAGCTCCACCACAACCTTCATCAATCACAGGCTCGCTCGATGCCACCATCGTCTGACAACCTGGTAAATAAAGTAAAACGTGCGTACAACACTCATCATTAATATAAATATCTCCCTCGTAGTACCCTTTTGGTAGACTCAGGAAGTGGTCGCCCCATTTAAAACAAACGCCGTTTTCTGCGTCCATTCTATAAGGCAGAATTTTTAGCAGTGTACGACAGAATCCTTTACGTCTAATTTCCATGCGTAAGCAGGAACGAATCGCTGGAATCGGTCGTCCTTTACAACCCATTTGACGGAATGTGAAACAGCGTTCAACTTCGCCCNNTTTGGATTTTAATAGTATTTGATGCGCACGTTTTAGGTGGGCATTTTTTCTCGCCACATGGGTCGCAAGGGTCTGGGCAACAGACTTCCTCATACTCAGGTGCGATTGGTAAACATTTGGTGCGACAGCACGTGCTTTCTGGTGCGTCGCCAAAAACTATCGCCATATACTCCCCCTACCTCTCGATAAAATTGGTGCTCCAATAATGCGTTTAGCTTTACCGCCAGTACGCTCTATTTTAGCGGATTGAATAGCATTAAACCACGTCATCTGGTGAATTTGCAACTGGCTCAACAACCCTTGTTGGTCTGGTAGGGACGCTAATCGCAATAACGTCCCCGCCACTATGCCTTGCATAAAATCTTCGTAGATAAAGTCCGGCACATCACAATCGTCTCTGCCTACGGTCCAACTATAATCAATACGCAATCTATGCGGTTTTTTAGGCGGGTCTTGTAATACGATAATAGGATGGTCGCCCCGTCTTAGTTCTATTTCGTACTCACTATAATCACCACTGCGTAATCGTTGCCAATTTTCTCGTCCGTTAGAATGTATCGGAGAAGAATCTACTGCGTGGATTTTTACAATCCTACGGCAATCCGGCATTTCCATAATATAGTCTGGAACTTTTTCTTGCGTTTCTACTTCCAGTGTGTCTCGTGCGATTTTGGTCTCTCGCATGAACTCAACTATACTTTCTCGAATTGCGTGTTGAATAATTTCTTGTGGTAGGTAGGGTACGTAAGCTAAAACAAAGGGTTCAAAATCTGATACTGTTTTCATCTAGCCACCTGCTTCGCTAACTGTTGCATTTCTAAATTGAGCTTCATCAGAGCCATCGCATTATTCCAATGCTGGTTGCTGCGTTCTCTGTTAGCTTGGTCTTCTATATCAACACCCCATGCGTAGTACAACATCAACTCAAACACCGCACTTTCTAGGTCTGCGCCTAGCTCTACGGCACTGTCTTCGCTTGTGACTACTGGCGGTTGATAACAACTAATGATAAGCGTTGCGTCTGTCCCTTCTGGAACTGGTGGGTCTACGATAATCTGACGTGGATTACTTTCGTCAATATCATAGGAACTTAACTTGTAGGTATCGCTCTTGACCCGACTTGAGCAAACAGGTCTACCCAATTTAGGGTAGAACCCGATTTTTGTGCGTCTAGCTCGTTCTGTAACAACACCGTCTTCGTTCGCAATTCCATAAACAGTAACATCACTTTCACAACTTTCCGGCACATCTTGCAATATACCAGCTACTAGCTTTACTTCCGTCTTTTTAACAAAGCGTTTTTGGTTCGTCATCGCTACGATACTAATCGCACGTTTGAAATAAGACAGCAAATCTTCTTTCGTCCAGTGGACATACGCTTCGTCTTCTTCATAATCCGATAAGTATCTAGCTACGTCTTCGATAAGAGAATTTGCTGAAATTGCCATTTTAATGTCCAAACATAGCTTTTACTGCTTCCGCAGTGTCAATACCTTGTAAATCAGCACGTTCTTCTTCGGTTAAATTCACGCCATTTTGTGGCATATCTAACGACTCTGGTAACGGGGCATAATTAGGTTGCATGAGTTTTTGAGATGGACCTTCTGTTTTACGCTTTCTCGTAGGAGAAGCCGTCAAAGAAGGAATCGTTTCTCTTTGTCCAGCCATTGTTTCGTGAACGTCTTCAATCGTTTCATACCCAGCGTCAATCACAACGGCATCGCTACCATAATGATTGTCTGCTAACGCTCTGCGTTCGTACTGACGACGATTCATATCTGCAATAGCTTGTTTTAATTCTGTCTGTGAGTAAATAAAACGACCTTTGATGTGTTTCATACTCTCTGAGTTAAATGTCGGGTTCGGAATAATAAATCCGCTTTCATCTACGAAAGCTAGTGGTTTTGAGTGTACATTCATTTTTGTTTTCCTTATAAAATAAAGGCAGGGGAGTTCCCTGCCCTTCAGCCGTTAAATTAAGCTGGTAAACGAACACATAGTGGGTCTGGGTACACCGTCTCACATGGAGCTTGGTAACAAGAACAACCGTGTTGGTCGTTGTGATGTTCAACAGACGCTGATACTGTCCAGCAAGAACCTGATAACGAACCTTCAGCAATCTTAACAGTGATGTCACCGTTAGTTTGAAGCATTTTTTGAGTGCGTAAAATGGTGTAACCAACTTTAGTCAAGTCAACTTCAAATGTTTGAATTTCTGTTGAGTTCGCATCTGCGATTGCTTGCTCTGCTGCTGCTAATGCTGTTTTAGCTTTAGTAACAGCCGCTTTTAGTGTCGCATTTGTAGGGTCTGTATTTGCTTTCGCCTGAGCTGCTGCTAACGCATCTTTAGCTGCTTGTACAGCGTCGAATAACTTGGCTAAGTCCGTCGGAGCATCAGAAGCGGTACCATTTAAAATAACGGTAACTTTGCCTTCTTCAATCTGTTTTTTGTTGTGGAACACGATGTGGTCTACATACGAGCCAGCCGCTAGTAACACAACACCTAACTCATCGCCTACTGGGAGTACGCCAAGACCTTTCTGACGGTACCACATACGCATGTGTTCATGACCGTCGTCGTAGTAGTATTGTACTGTTTTGTGACGAGTTTTTAAGTGTGCCGCATACTCTACATGCTGGTCAGCAGGGTCTAACCCTGCGTCCCACATAGCATCGCCGTATTGGGCGGTGTTGCGTTTGTTACCACCTAAGTAAATATTATACTTTGCCATT